CACCTACAACAGGTAGAATTAGAGTCTATGCGACTGTTATTGATTATAACGGTCATGGATTAGACGATAAGGCTGCTGATGTTGATAGAGACCAATTAGCGTAACTTTTCTAGGGGAGCAGGGCAACTTGCTCCTCTACACTTTTAGGAATTATATATGTCTGGAACTTTTCTCAACCTTACAAATAAAGTGTTAGCAAGATTAAATGAAGTACAATTAACGACTTCATCTTTTGCGACTGCTAGAGGTATACAGGTTCAGGCAAAAAATGCAGTCAACGAAGCTGCTAGATACATTAATCAAAGAGAATTTAATTATCCATTTAATCACAGCACTGAAACTAAAACTTTAACTGCAGGTGTTGTAAGATATAGTATACCAACCTCAGCTAAAACAGTGGATTACCACACGTTTAGACTTATTAAAGATAGTGACTTAGGCAATTCAGGGTATAGATTACCTCAATTAGACTATAACGAATATATAAATGCTGTTAGTGACCAAGAAGATGAAATAAAATCTACAACATTAGATGGTGCATTGACAGATTCAGCTACAACTATAACAGTTGTAAGCACAACAGACTTTGCCTCTTCAGGCACTTTGTTTGTTGGTAATGAACAAATAACATACACAGGAACGACTTCTACAACATTCACAGGTGCTACACGAGGAGCTAACAGTACAACTGCAGCTGCTCACGATAGTGGAATAACAGTGGCACAGTTTGACCAAGGAGGTGTGCCTGAACATGTAGTAAGAACACCTGATAATAATTATCTTTTGTACCCCTTTCCAAATAAGTCATACTCTATAAAGTTTGACTATTTTACTTTTCCTTCTGATATGTCTGCGTTAACAGATACAACAAGTATCCCTGAAAGATTTGATGCTGTTATTGTAGATGGTGCTACAGCTTTTGTTTATCAGTATAGAGGTGAAACTTCTCAATACCAATTAAACTTTCAAAGATTTGAACAAGGCATTAAGAATATGCAGACACTGTTGGTTAATAAATTTCAGTATGTTCGTTCAACATATATACCTAGAACAGGAACTTATGGAGCAAACACACATAATACAAGGCTAAGTTAATGGCAGACTTATCACAAGTAACACCTGTAAACTTTGCTTTACAAGGTGGATTAGTTCTAAATAAATCTACGTTTGCTATGCAACCGGGTGAAGCACTAGAACTAATTAACTTTGAGCCTGACATTGAAGGTGGCTACAGAAGAATAAATGGGTTTAGTAAGTATAATACCAACATAGTACCCCAAACAAGTGCTTCTAGTGAAGAAGTATTAATGTCAACATTCTTTAATGATAACATTATTGCTGCTAGAGGCGAAAAGATATTTAGGTCTACTAGTGGTTCAACAGCATGGACAGAGATAGATTCAGGTCGCACAAGTGCAGGTGTTTATACATTTGAAGAATATAACTATGATGACAACTTAAAGTTTATTGTTGCAGATGGAAACAACGCACCCACTATATTTAATAGTTCATTTACGGCAACAGATGTAAGTCATTCTTCTGTGGCAGGAGCTAAGTTCGTAGCTTCGTTTAGAGACCATATGTTTTATGCAGGTATGTCTAGCACACCTCAAGAGATGGTTTTTAGTAAACCGTTTGACGAAGACCATTTTGGAGGTTCAGGTTCAGGCAGTATTGCAGTTGATGCTTCTATAACAGGCATTAAAGTTTTCCGAGATAACTTATTTATCTTTTGTGAAAACAGAATATTTAAGTTGGCAGGGTCTTCTGTTTCAGACTTTACAATAACAGATGTAACAAGAAACATTGGTTGTATAAATGGACAGACTATTCAGGAATTTTCAGGTGACTTAATATTTTTAGCACCTGATGGATTACGTACAGTTGCAGGTACTGCAAGAATTGGTGACGTTGAATTAGGAACAATCAGTACACCTATTCAGACTGTGTTTAACGATAATATAGCAAATTCAGATGGGTTTAGGTCTGTTGTTATACCTAACAAAACACAATATAGATTGTTCTTCTCAAAGTCTGATGTTACAGAAGCTAATACAAATGGAGTTGTGTGTTCTCTTAGAGGTCAACAGTTTGAGTTTGGTAAGTTACAAGGTATTAAACCTACATCTACAGGAATACTTGTAACGACATCAGGAACAACTATTGTTCATGGTGGTGCAGATGGATATATTTACCAACAGGAAAGTGGTAACGATTTTGATGGAACTGCTGTAAATGCTAAGTACAGAAGTCCTGATTTAAGTTTTGGTGATGCAGGTATACGTAAACATTTACAACGTGTGCTTGTGAGTTATAAACCTGAAGCAGCAGTTAATGCTGATTTGTTTTTAAGATATGACTATGAAGACCCTGATTCACCAAGACCTGCTGCTTACTCATTATCTGCAGCAGATATTGTGGCAGTTTATGGTAGTGCTACATATGGTGTAGCAACGTATGGTGGACAGACAGAGCCGTTGCTTAGACAGTCAGTTGAAGGTTCAGGGTTTACTGTTGCGTTAAGAGTTAATGATGATGGAACATCAGCACCTTATGCGTTGAGAGGTTTCGGATTAGAATATCAAATAGGAGCAAGAAGATAAATGGGAGCTACATACACTAGACAATCCACATTTACTGATGGAGACATAATAACTGCTGCTCATAGTAATGATGAGTTTAATCAGTTAGTTAACGCATTTGCTGCAAGTACAGGACATACACACGATGGTACTGCAGGAGAAGGTGGTCCTATTACAAAGATGCTTGGTACATCTCTTACACTAGGAGATGGCACAGCAGCAACAGATATTACTGTTACATTTGATGGTGAAACAAATGATGGTGTCCTTAAATGGATGGAAGATGAGGATTATTTTGAATTTAGTGATGACATACTTATCGCTTCTACAGAGAAGCTACAATTCAGAGACACAGCTATATACATCAATTCAAGTACCGATGGACAACTTGACATTGTTGCCGACACAGAAGTACAAATAGCTGCTACAACTATTGACATAAATGGTGATGCAGATGTATCAGGAACACTTACCTATGGTAGTTTATCTGATGGTACAATAACTATTACAGCGTTTGTAGATGAAGATGATATGTCTTCTGACAGTGCTACTCTTGTACCAACACAACAATCTGTAAAAGCATATGTAGATTCACAAGTAACTGCCCAAGACTTAGACTTTCAGGGTGACAGTGGAGGTGCATTAAGTATTGACCTAGACAGTGAAACTTTAGACATTGCAGGTGGTACAGGTATTGATACTTCAGGTTCAGGCAATACACTTACTGTAGCCATTGACAGCACAGTTGCTACACTAGCAGGTTCGCAGACACTCACAAATAAAACACTTACAACTCCTGTTATAAGTACTATTAGTAATACAGGTACAGTTACATTACCAACATCTACTGACACTTTAGTTGGTAGAGCAACAACAGATACTCTAACAAATAAAACACTTACAACTCCTATAATCAGTAGCATCAGTAATACAGGTACTCTTACATTACCTACATCTACAGATACTCTTGTGGGTCGTGCTACTACTGATACACTTACAAATAAAACATTAACAAGTGCTGTATTAAATACAGGTGTGTCTGGTACTGCTATATTAGATGAAGATAATATGGCTTCAGATTCAGCTACACAATTAGCTACACAACAATCAATTAAGGCTTACGTAGATTCTCAAGTAGCAACTGCTAATGAATTATCAGAACTAACTGATGTTAATCTTACAACACCTGCTACTGGTGCATTAATATTTTATAATAGTGTAACAGGTGAATGGGCAGATGCTGTAGTATCAGGAGACTTTACTATTTCTAGTGGAGGTGTTGGTGCTATTGCTGCAGGTGTTGTTGTTAATGCTGACATAAATGCTAGTGCAGCTATTGATGCTACAAAGATACACGATGGCACAGTTTCAAATACTGAGTTTGGATACTTGAATGGTGTTACATCTGCTATACAAACACAGCTTGATGCAAAACAAGCAAGTGATGCTCAATTAGATGACATTGCAGGATTAACACCTACTGATGGAAACTTTATTGTTGGTGATGGCACAAACTTTGTAACAGAGTCTGGAAGCACTGCTCGTACATCTTTAGGTCTAGGAACAATATCTACACAAGCTGCAAATAGTGTAAACATTGATGGAGGTAGTATTGATGGTACAGCTATTGGTGCATCTGTTAGGTCTACTGCTCAATTTAGTACGTTACAGGTACAAACGACTTCTACATTAGAAGGAGCAGTTACTCTTAATGATGACCTTGATATGGGTGATAGCAATAAGATTAAGTTAGGTGCAGATGATGACCTTGAGATGTATCACGATGGTGCTAACAGTCGTATTAATGATGCAGGAACAGGTAGCTTAAAATTACAGTCAGCTAACACAGATAGGATTATTGTAGACTCAAATGTTACAATTCAAGGTTTAGTTTATCCATCATCTGATGGTTCAAATGGTCAGGTACTCACAACAAATGGTTCTGGAACTTTATCATTCCAAGCTGTAACAGAGACAGACCCATCAGCTTTAGCATTTGCAATAGCTCTAGGTTAAACAAAAGGAAAAAGAAATGGCAAACGCATTTTTATCAGAAACAGATACAGCAGTCGGAACATCCCCTGCTACTATTCTAACATGTGGTGCTTCAACTGAAACAACAATCATTGGACTAAGTATTGCTAACATAGTCACTAGCCAAATCACTGTAGATGTACAACTTGATGCTTCAGGTCGTACTAGTGGTGCAGAAGATAGTGTCTACTTAGTTAAAGATGCAC